TGTTGGTGCGTTAGTTCTTGCTATTGGAGCGGTTACCGCAGCAACAGCCGCATTTAGTGTGAAGGCATTGAAAGCCTCGGCAGAATTTCAACAAGGAATGAATAAAGTTTTTACAATGCTTCCAGGAATTTCAAAGCAAGCAATGGACTCGATGAGCAACGATGTTATAGACTTATCAAATAAATATGGTAAAAGTGCAAACGAGATATCCGAAGCAATGTATCAGGCGTTATCTGCTGGAGTATCACAGGAAAAGGTTAAAGGATTTTTAGAAGTTGCTCAAAAAGGTGCGATTGCTGGGGTAACTGACATTACAACAGCAGTAGACGGATTAAGTTCTGTAGTAAATGCTTGGGGAGAGGACGCCATAAGTGCGGCACAGGCGAGTGATTTAATCTTTACGGCAGTGAAAAATGGTAAAACGAGTTTCGAAGAAGTGGCAGGCAGTATTGCTCAAGTATCACCTATTGCAAGTGCATTGGGCGTTAATTTTAGTGATGTATCAGCTGCAATTGGAACTTTGACAGCAAAAGGGACACCAACGAGCGTAGTTATGACGCAGATGAAAGCGGCATTTAGTGAATTTTCCAAAGGATCAACAGTAGCATCTAAAGAATTTAAGAAAGCAACAGGGAAATCGTTTCAGGAGTTTATAGCGAAAGGCGGAAATTTACAGACTGCTATGCAAGCACTGGAAACTCACGCTAAGAAGACGGGTAAAAATATTAATGAATTTTTTGGAAGTGTAGAGGCTGGGTCTTTCGCATTATCATTAACGGGAGAAAATACAGAATCATTTACCAAAAATATGCAGGATATGAAAAATTCAAAAGGAGCTACTGATACGGCGTTTGCACAAATGGACCAAGGCATAACAGCAAATATGGGGAAAATAAAAGAAAAAATGCACAATACTATGATTCAAGCAGGGCAAACACTTACTCCAATGGCTTCTCAAATGCTTCAAGGGATTACAGGAGTATTGCCTACTTTGATAGATTCGTTTTCAGCTTTAGGTGGTTCGTTAATGCCTCTTATAGGTGGCTGGGTTAGTAGTATCAGCGGTTTTTTTCAAACCATACAGTCAAATGGAAGTCAGTTTAGTGCGACGTTTCAAGGAATTGGAAATATATTGACGGTTGCATTTTCTTATATAGGTGCTGTTGTATCAGTTACAGGAGCAATATTTAATGCTGTTTTTGGAGTTATTATTAACTTGTTAGGAAGTTTTATGAGTGCTGCTGGACTTGCTGGCTCACAGGGACAAAATTTTGCAAGTACAATTTCAGGTGCTTTTAGCACAATAGCAAGTGTTGTAGGCGGAGCATTGCAATTTATAATACCTCTTTTAGTTGGATTAGCACAAATAATTGGAGGTGTGCTTGGATTTGCAGTAAGAGCAATCACAGAATCCTTCTTATTCTTCGGAAAAATTATTTCAAAAGTTGGTGGATTTTTTAAAAAATTATTTGGAAAAGATGATGCAAAACAGGCTACTGAAGCAATAAATGAAGTAAAAAAAGGAATGGAAGAATTGAACGCTGAAGCTGCAAAACCGACTGAAAAACAGGTTGATATAAATGCACAGATTAACACTCAAATGGCTCAAATGGGTGCTAATGGACAACTTGCAGGTATGAGTATGCAACAAGTGCCACAAGTAGCTTCAACACAACCTCAAACTATAAAATTAGATCCAACAGCAAAAGTTCCTATTGATCCAGTTAGTCTGTCGAATGCTCAAATGAAAATTGATCCAGCAGCGTTTAGCAATGTTCAGCAGGCAGTTCAACAAGTGAGTAGCGACATCAAAGGAAATCCACAAGACACTACTAGAAATAGCTTGCTTGGCGAGCTAAAAGCTGAAATGAGTGCATTAAAAGCGGAAATGGCAGCCACTAAAAGTGCGATTGTTGGAAAACTCGGAGAGGTGGTGGCTGCAATACACGCTATAAAAATTAATGTTAACGTGCCCGCTGCTCCAAGTGGAGATGCAATAGCGAATAAAATTGCAGCAAGTTTGCAGAAAGGATAGGTTATGGGATTATTAGACTATAAAGTGTATATAAAATTTGATGAGAGCGTAAATTATAAAGATTTAAATTTTTTAGGTAGCAACTCTTTTAACACAGTTGATTTTTTAAATCAAAAATTAGGAGATAATAATTTTATTGAAAAAGCTAAAAAAATGTTATCAGATAAGATGAGCAACATAAGCGGACAAAACCCTATTTTTTCTCAAATAAACAACAAAATGACAGAGTTAAAAGAGTTTTATTTGTTTCCGGTACCACCAAGCGAGTTAAAATTTAAAAGTATTGGCGGTTGGGAAAGTATTGATACAGTAAACGGCATATTAAAACTCAAAAATAAAAATAAATTGCAGTCTTTGGCTTTTTCTTCTATTATCCCGGAACAGAAATATAATTTTGCAATACATCATTTGTTAGATCCCTTTACTACTTTTTTACTGTTTAAATCACTAGAGATGTCTGATAAACCTATAAGATTAATTTTAGTTGGAAAATTGGGTAAAGGAACATTGACATCAATTTTAAATCCTGTAGATTTGAATTTTTTAGCAACCGTGAATAAATTTGAAGCCAATTTTGATGTTACAGGAACATTGAACTTTGAAATTGAATTTGAGGAATATCCAGAGTTTAGCGACATCACAGAAGCTGATAATCCGGAAGAAAAATTATTTTACAAGGTGAGTGGATAGAGTATGAAAATAATTGTAACAGATCCTGATGAGAAAAGATATGATTTAACAAGCATTGTAAAAGATAATATACAACTTTCAAGTAGTATTGAAAATATAACGGCTCAAATGGAATTTGAACTGGCTTACAATTACAGAGAAAATATGCCATATCATACAATTGACTTGGATAAGGGAGCTTATTTTGTAGAACTTTATGATAACGCTGATACATTAATATTTCAAGGTATTATACCTAAAATCAGTGTTAATAATAAAGGTCCTAAGTTTATAGCACACGACCCAAGTTTTTATATATCACGTATTTCTGAAATATTTCAATTTAATAAACTTCCAGCAGGAGAATGTGTTAAGAAAATGCTTAAAGAATTTGATATGCCTATTGGAACTATAGAAAGTTGTGATGTGAAAATTGATGAGTATTATTATAAAGAAACTATTGCAGATATAATTAAAAAAATTATAGAAACAATAAAAGAGGATAAAGGCGAAAATTGGCATTTTTACTTTAAAGATAATGCTTTTCATTTTGTTAAAAGAAATAGTGATAAATATTTGGAAGGGCAGATACAGCCTAAAGAATATCAAATATATATTGGTAGCGGATATGTGAATATTTTTAATTTTATTAAAGACGCAAGTTATACATCAAGTTTTGAAAATATGAAAAATAGTGTGATTGTAGTTGATGGCGATGATGAAAAAATGAATAAAGTTGATACAGCGAAAGATAGTGAAAATATTAAGAAATATGGATTATTGCAATATATTGTCAAACAGGAGAAGAACAATCAGGAAAAATCAGCTAAAAAAGGCAGAAGTAAGGATAAGAATAATAAAAAGAACAAAAAAGGTAAAAAAGAGGATAAAAATAAGAAAAATGGTAAAGGAAAGAATACAAAAAACTCAAAACGTAACAAAAATACAGCTAAGAAAGGTAAAAAATAATGGCTGGAAAAACTAGAAATTCAAAACGTAACAAAAAAAGCTCAAAAAGTGACAAAGGCTCAAAGAATAATAAAGATGTGAAAAAAAATAAAAAATCCAAAAATTCAGAAACATCTAAAAAAAGTACAAAAAAACAGAAAGAAAAAAAACCGATAAAAGCATCAAATGTCTTAAAGGAAAAAAATAAACTTGAGAAAACTTTTACTCTAACTGTTCCGGGAATACCTATTTTACGTGCTGGAGATTTAGTCAGTATACCTAAAAATAGCACAGGAATTGCTGGAATATTTGAGGTTAAAAGCGTTAATCATAATTTTAGTCAGAAATATAGTTTTTATGGAATTAAAATTTATTTCATGAGCCTGACTCTTGAATTAGTAAAAGAATTAGAAAGTGAGGAATAAATATGGACGAAGTATTACAGCCTGATGAAGCAAAGCATTCAGAGCCTAACAAAGCCTTTGATAATTTAGCAAGAATTTTTGAACAAAGATTTGGGAATCCTGACTGGAACGGTCCGTTTTTAGGTAAAGTTGTAAAAGCTCCTCCAAACTTGGAAGTTCAGATTGATGAAAGAATTATATTGAAGGCAGATAGAATTGTTGTGGCATGGGAGAAAGTAGCTGGATATACAAGAAAATTTAGCGAAAAAGGGAAAATAAACATAGAATTTGATAAATTCACAGTGGACAGTAATGACAAAGACACAGGAGGCAATACTCATAATACTGTGTCCGGTTCAGGCTCTTTAAAAGGAAATTTTACAGCAAACGGAACTAATACATGGACTGATGAATTAAAAGTTGGAGATGAAGTGATACTGAATGAATTCAAGAATCAGAAAAAATTTTATTTAGTAGATAAGGCTTATTATTACAAGGCAGGTGAATAGAGATGTTACCTAATTCAGCAATTACAGCTCTTGATACATATTCCAGTAATCAAAATATTGAGTACGACAATTCTGATATTTATTCTGACTTGAAATGGGATTTTAAAAAAGGTGATTTTGTTTATGAAAAAGGTACACCTGTCCTTTTGACTACAAAGAAAGAAATTGTAAAACAATGGATTATAAAATGTCTGATTGTTACTAAAAATGCTTGGAGAGTTTATTATAAGGATGTATTTCCTTTTGGAGTTGGAATAAATAAATATCGTGGAATAAATCCACTTTATCAGGATTATGCACAAAGTGAAATAAAACGTGAAATCTTGACTGCATTAAAAGAACACGAATATATTAAATCTATAAATAACTATTATTCAGACTTCAAAGAAGATAGGCTGACGTTTGAGTTTGATGTAATTCTAAAAGATGATGAAGGAACTCTAAATATTAGTGAAATTTTTGAATTTGACAATCTTTTATAGTGAAAGGGGGTATTTATGGTTACAAGGGAAGATATAGATGTTTACGAGGAAGATATAAATGAACTTGTAAATAATATTTTCGACGGAAGTTTCATGAGCAAATACAGTGATGTTGTTGGAAGTTTCACAGCGGACATTGTAAGGGCATTTTCTACTGAACTGATTGTACAACAAAAACTATATGATAGTATGTCGAAAAATTACGATGTGGTAACTGCCGAGGGCATCTATCTTGATAGTATATGTAATGAAGATTATATTTTCAGAAAAAAAGCAACTGCTGCAACTGGAACAGTCAGAATTCATGGAATAAGTGGGACATTAATTGAAAACGGAATGATAGTTGCAAGTAATAACTGCACATATACTGTTACTGAAACAAAAATAGTGGCTTACGTATCAACTGGGACTGTTGGTTATAGTGATGTTAATGTAGTTGCAAATATAGCTGGAGAAATTGGCAATTGTGGTATTGGAGAAATAAATAAATTTTCTGAAAATTATATAGGGCTTGAAAGAGTGGAAAATCTTAATAATATTTCAAACGGATCGGATGAGGAAAATGACACAGAACTGCGGGAACGCAGGAGAAAAATATTATCTAGTCCGAGTGTAAATTATAATACAAATATGATAAGGAAAATGATACTAAGTAATTTTGAAAATATCAAAAAATTAAGAATAATCCCAAGATGGAATGGTAAAGGAACGGCTAAAATTATTGGAATCGGTAAATCAGATATAAAGTTAAAAGATGAAGAACTGAATGCAATAAAAATATATCTGGATAACGAAATTATAACGGATGCTGAGTTTACTATAAAAACAGTTAAAGAAAAAAGCATAAATCTCACATTTGAAGCTGTGTTAAATAAGGAATATAACGAAGAAAGTGCAATTGAACTTACTAAAAACACATTAAATCAAGTATTTCTGGACAAATTATTTGAAGAAAATAGAATTTATTATGCAGAAATAATTGATAAATTGCTAGAAATAAAAGCATTTAAGAAAATATCAAATATAGATATCAATAATACTAAAGAAGATATTGTGCTGTCCGATGAAGATTTAGTAAGCGTTTTAAATGTAACATTAAAAACTTTAGATTAGGAGGAGAAAATGAGTGGATTTACATTAGCTGCAAAAGCAAAAATATTAAATAACTTATTTGAAGGTAAAACATATTATGCTGGACTTCTGACAGCTATAACAACAGGAGCAAATGGGAAAGAAAATGCTACTGAACTTGTATCTGCTTCATATGCCAGAAGAGCTATAAATTTTGCTTCAACTTCATCGAATGAAACAAGCAATGTAGCTTCTGTGAAATTCCCTGAGGCAAGAGAAGATTGGGGACGTATCATAGGAATTGGAATATATGATTCATTGACTGGTGGAAATTTAATAAATTTTGCTACTTTTGATGCAAGAGATGAAGTGACAGTATACGCTTTGATGCAATATGAAATAGCAAAGAACTTTTATGTAATAGGATTTAGAAACTGATGGCTAAGAACGTATACCAAAAGTCAATTGAATATATAAAAAATAATTTTAATACACAGGAATTATCAAATTTCTATGTAAGAGATTTTGTAAATGATGGTAGAAATGAAGAATTTGCTATGATTAAAGCGAATCCTAAAACTGCAAACTTTGTAAAACATACAAATAAATTATCAGAAATGACAGTATCGGAGCTATTAAATTATAAAGTAAGCGATTTTTCATTTTTTATTGGACTTGACAATTATGTAAATTTCAAACAAAAGATTACTGAAAAGAAGTTCCCATTGCTCTTTTCATATGATAATGATTATGCGGATGTCATATATAATCTTGCTAAAAGTGATTATTACAACAGTATGATAAATTCTCTTCCTGGAATATTCAGGGCTTCAGGACTTATACAGGATATATTTCATTTTGCTGATATTGAATTGAAATCATTGGAATTTATAATAGGAACATTAGTAAAAAACAAGAGATTTATAACTGCAAGAAGTGAAGTTTTAGAAGAGTTTGAAGAACATTATAAGCTGATATCAAGTAAAAATTTATCAACAGCATTTAAGATTAACAGAATTATTTCTAAACGTATTTTAAGGCGTTCAACCACTTTGCAGGATTTCAAAGATACAATGAAACTTTACTTTATTTACAATGACAATGTGACAATAACAAATGATAAGAACAATTTTGAATATATTGTGAATTTTCATTCTATTGTTGTAGATAAAGAATATTTAGATTACTGGTTGGAATTGATTTATGAAGCTATACCAATCTGGTATGACATAAAAATTATATATTAAATGAAAGGAAAAAAATGAAGCAGACAACATTAGATTTAATAAAAAATATAAATGAAAATACTTTTATACCTGCGGCTACTCAAAATGAATTATTTGAACTGTTTCAATTAGATACAGTTGCTGATCTAAGAAAAGTTTCAAGAAATTTCATGAAATTATATGAACTATTGGAGCATTTGGATAATCAGACTTCAAACGCCACAATAGAAAAAGCAGGAATTGTAAAATTCGGTACAGAAACAGGAAATGCAATAGATGCTGAAACATGGAAACAGGCAATAGGACAAACATTTGCTGGATATGTAAGCAAAGTTGAAAATAAAGAGGCTGGGAAATGGTACATAAATGATTTGACTGATGGGAAGATATATAAATGCATTCAAAGTCATAGAAGTACAAGTTTTGACATTACCAAATTTATTGATATTACAAACATTGGACTTTCAGATAAATTGGAAAATTTATTCAAAATCGAGATTTTGTCAATGACAAATTTACTCGGATACATTGCAGGAAATGATACGACAGAGTGGTATGTCAATCTTCCCTCGCACATAAAAAAAGATAAAGTAATATCTGTTACTAATATTAACCAAGCAAGCTGGTTCGAATACTGCAATTTAGATATTGATTCAAACTGTGTCAGAGTAGGGAGTAAGGGCAACGCTTCCAACGTTCCTGTAAAAAATATAAAAGTCTTAGTTGCTTATTTTACTTAACTAATTTTACTTACATATGTTTTATATATTATTTTGCCAAATATACCGCATTAATATATAACGCAGATGAAGTTCTTGATCCTCGCCATACGAGATTGCCGTC